ATGAAAGCGACTTCTCAACATTTGCCGCAGATTTTGACAGAATTTCGCCTTACCCCCGCTATTGACCAGATAAAATGGGCCGGGAACAAGAATGAGTTGAATTTACGCCTAGAATTTGGCCTTTTGGGGGTAGGAGTCATTCAGGCTGAGAATAAACACGAAGTTGGCATCCAGCGGGTCCAATCGTGGCTGTATTCGGGCCAATTATTCTTTGCGCATACTTGCCCACTGACTATCGAGCAGATGCGGGCCTACCGCTACGCCAACAATGTAGCTACGGATGGTCAGAAGAAAAAAGAGGCGGTTTTCAAGCAGAAGGACGAGCTGCCCGATGCTCTCCGCTATGCGCTGATGGCGTGGCCGGAGCTGCCGAAGAACAACCAGATTGTGCTCACCGATGCGGAACAAGCCCGATGGAGCGCGCTCGACGAACGGTCGCGGATGGAAATCGAGCGGATGCGGGAGTTCAACAAGCGCGAGACTTCTAAGGACTTACAGCCCGAAGAGCGCGGCTATCCGGGCGGGGGCTTCTTCAACTCTCATGAGGAAGAGAACCCTTTTGCGTGGTAAACTGGTTAGGCAAGCAAACATCATGCCGTGGAGGGCGTATGTGGTATAACAAAGCGGATAAGACGTTTAATCTCGGTCCCGATACTGACCGCGACATCGAAGATGTCGTCGCTAAGCTCCGATTTATGGCGACTCGCGTTGAAAACGGGACACTAGGCTGCTTGACACTAAATGCGCTCGGGGACATCTTCGGAAACGAGTTCTGGAATCTGGTGTATTACGATCTGCTTGATGCGCTTAGCCGGAGGCGAGGCTGATGTGGTTGTCTAGACAAGTGTTTTCCGACATCCGAGATGAGCTGGTTGCGGCTCGCGCGGTTGTAGACGTTTTGAACACACGTCTTAGCGCGCTGGACACAACTTGCGATTGGTTTCGGGTCCGCATCACGCAGCTCGAACACGAACGCGCACTGATGCTGCAGAACTACATGGGCATTACGGTTCCGCATATGTCTATTGAACGGGCGCCCAAAGCCGGCGCGGTCCGACCTACCTACGACCCCGTTCCGCATTTCGATGACGTTGGCGATGAAGAAGCCAAGCGAATCGGCGTCGACTGGAATCCCGAGACAGGCGAAGTCAATTACAACGAGATAAACAATGGCTGATTTGAACCAACTGATGGGTCCGGGCGCGAATGAGGCGATGTTTGCGAAGCCGCCCGCGGAGGAACTTGGCGAAGAGTTAGTCCAAGACCCCGGCCAATACACAGACGAGGAATTGCTGGAGCTGTGGAAGGAGATTCGTCAGGAATGTTTGGGCGACCGCTGGGTGTGGGAGCGCCAGTGGTATCGGAACATCATGTATGTGCTCGGCCGGCAGTGGATCGAGTATATCAGCGCAAAGGGCGGTTGGCGCGACAAACGCATGGCCCAGTGGATTCCGCGGCCCGTTACGAATAAGTGCAAAACTGGTGTGCAGACGTTGCGCGCAATGTTTACCTCTATCAAGCTCGGGGTGAACGTTAGGCCGAATGGCGCGGCGCCCGAGAATGTGTCGGCGGCTGCGGTGGCTGATGAGTTGGCGCCAGTCATCCATGATGACCACGGGATGGATCAGGTCATTACAGAATTCGACTTCTGGTTGTGTGTGACGGGCAACGCCTTCCTGCATACCTTTGTCGACTACGACCTCAAATACGGCGTTTCCATCATCAACCACGAAGAGTGCCTGACGTGCGGTAAGGTCTATCCGCAGAATGAGTTAGCTGGCGCGCAGCCGATGTGTGAGGATTGCGGCGGGACCGAATTCAAAGACGCCATCCTGCCCGATGGCACCCCCGTGCAAACCCGCACGCCCAAGGGCAAACCGATTACGATTCCGTTGTCGCCGCTGGAAATCGCCTTCCCCAACAGCTATGCGCGCTTTGCCGACCTCCCCTACATCGTGCGGCTGCGTTGGAAGACCAAGCATTACTACGAGAACCACCCCATCCTCAAGGATATGGTCGACACCATTACGTGGCAGAAATCGCCGCAAGACCAGTCGCTGCAGCTGTTTAAGTCCCTCGCCAACCACAACGACCTAGGCATCAGCTCGGTCTACATGACGGGTGGCGGCGGCAACAACGAGCAGCAGGATGGAATTCCCGAATACGAGATTTGGTATAAGCCCTGCGACAAGTATCCGGAAGGACTCGTGTTCCGAGTGATCGGTGATGGCCCTGGCAAAATCGTCCATCTCGAAGAGCAAGAGGGGCTTCCGGGTCCGTTGCCGTATACGGATGCTGACGGCAATCGGCTATTCACGTTCACCCACGCCGGCTACGAGCACGTTGGGGGCCGAATCCTGGCCTCGGGCGCGCTTGACCCGATGATAGGCAAGCAAGACCAGCTGAACCAGCTCGATTCAAACATTCTGCTCAGCTACTTCCGAATGGCCAACCCTGTGTGGCTTGAGCCCAAGGGGATGGAGATTGAGAAGCTGACCGGGATGCCTGGGTTGGTGGTGAAATATAACGCACTTGTGGGCAATGGCGCGAAGCCAGAGCGGCTGGCTGGGGTCGACGTGCCCGCCTCGGCGTTCAAGCTCCGCGAGCAGTATCTTGCTGATATCGAAGAACTTATGGGAACGTTCGATATCATCAAGGGTCAGAAGCCTACGGGTGTCGAGGCGTTCTCGGCCCTTCAGTTGTTGGTTGAACGGTCGCAGAGCCGGTTCAGTGGCGTGTTCCAATCGCGGGGGAACGCATACAAGGATTGGTTCAAATTCGCTTTGGAACTGGAGCGCGAGTTTGGCGCCGAAGAAAAGACGAAAGCGACCTTCACTCCGGCTCGTAAGTGGAGCTTCCAGACCTTCCAGCGCTCGCAGCTCCAAGGCTCGGTGTCCATCATTGTCGAAGATGGTTCGAACGTCCCGAAGACGGCGCTCGGGATGCGCGCGGCTGTTGAGCACGCCAATACTCTCGGTATGCTTAATATGCAAGACCCTGATCAGCAGTATGAAGGGTTGAAGCTGTTTGGTTTAACAAAGATGATCCCGACCCTCGACATCCACATCCAGGCGGCGCTCTCGAAGCAGCAGGCGTTCGAAGAGTGGATTGGCGACCCGATGGCGCAGCAAGCGTCTATGCAGCAGATGGAGCAGGAGCAGATGGCCTATGCGCAGACGGCCGCTACCGCCCCCATCGACCCAATGACCGGCCAGTCGACTGCTGGGCCAGCGCCATCGCCCCTCAACGCTACGCCCCTCAAATGGCTCCCCTGGTATAACCCGATCATCCATCGGCAAGAGTTCATGAAGTGGGCTAACTCGGACCGGGCTCGTGAGCTGATGAAGCAAATGCCTCAGGTCGAGGGGTTGCTGACTGCGCATTTGGCCGAAATAGACCTGAACAACCAGATGCAGATGGCGGCGATGGCGCCCCCGACCGACCAGCCCAGCGGAAGCGCTATGGGCAACAGCAACGCCAACTCCGCGCCCGCGGGTAACACGCCCCAACCGAAACAAGGTGTCTAATGCCGCGTAGCCTTCAAGACCTCATCTACGACGTAATGACCGGCGCTCATAGCCGGTCAAAGATCATGTTTTCGGACGAAGCGATTGCTGCCATGAAGACCGCAACGTGGTCTGAGGGCGGCGAAGGAACTCCGGGTCCAACTGGCCCAACAGGCTTGACCGGCCCAGCTGGAGCAGATGGGGCTCCGGGGGCTGCTGGTGCTGCGGGCGCAACAGGGTCCACGGGCTCTACGGGTTCTCAAGGAACCCAAGGTATTCAGGGCATTCAGGGCGAAACTGGCGCTGCGGGCTCGTCGACTTGGGGTTCGATTACAGGAACTCTTGCCAGCCAATCGGACCTGAACACGGCTCTTGGGCTGAAAGCGACGCTGGCCGCACCTTCATTCACAGGCAACGTCACGATTTCGGCCAACAACATCATCACCGATACTTCAACAGGGATGCAGATTGCGACCGGCGCGACCCAGAAGATCGGTTTCTTTGGGGTGACGCCGGTTGTCCGCCCAACCGCCTTTACCCAAACCTACTCCACCGCAACCGCTACCCATGCCGCCGTTACTCAGCTCGCAGCTCCTGCTGGCGGGACAGGCGCTACGGCCGGCGCCTACTCTACCGCGGCCAATCGGGATTTAATGATTGCGTCCATCAACGCCGCCCGCACAGACATCGCCAACGTGAAGCAAGTTCTGAACCAAGTCATCGATCAGCTGCAAGCATTGGGGCTGCTTCAATAAGCACAATCCATACCAACGTGCTATAATTTCTATGGAGTGGAATCGCGTTCAAAAGCCATGCCATCTCCCGGCCTCCGTCCGGGTTATCAAGGAGTAACAGATGTCAGAAGAAAACGTAA